GCACTATCGAGCCTGAAATATCTCGTATGGTGCAGCAAGTCCTGAAGGCTATTTTGCCTGAGCTTGTTGTCGATTGTATGTCGAAATCTGAATTCGTCTCTTTCGTACACTCCAATGTTTCTCAGCTAAAAGGTGCCGCCGGAGCTGGTTATTCCAAGTTCAAGAACAAACTTACGTTCTTGCTCTTGGTGACCCCGGAAACCTTTTATGACTGCATCATGTCCATGGTCTTCATTGATAAGCCATGGATTGCCTCTTCTTGCTTCAAAGACGAGCTTCGTCTCGTTGTTGACGGCTACGTTAAGGACCCGCGTTCCTTCGTGTCGTCGACGTTGCATGACTATTGCACTGGTCTTATTCTTTTCCACAAGTTGTTCGAAAAATTGAATGATTGTCGTGAATGGATGTCTGTGATCGGTGTGAACATGTTCACTGAGTGGGGCTTGCTCCACCAGCGAACGCGCCAAAGACAATTGCACCTTGGTCTTCCCGACAAGTATGCGTGCTCTGACATTTCTGGTTCTGACAAGTACCAGAAACATGCTATTCGCCGCATATTTATCGAAGTTCTTCAAGTTTTTGACCATTTGCGTGCCATCTTTGATGACTATATGGACCACCTAGAAAGTCGTATCGTTGTTGACCAGAATGGCTTTGCCTTCTTGGTTACCGATGGACTCGACTCAGGTAAGTTCGTAACTCTCCATTTCAACACGCTGTACTCTTTAGTTTGCCTTATCATCCTTTTGATCAAGCAGTGCGTTGATTTTGCCTCTATCCTTGTTTGGCCTGCCTTAATCGGTGGTGACGATAATTTGACTAACTGGCCCTTCGCGCAGTCGTATTATGATTGTTGGCAGCAGCATATTTATCCCATCACTGGTCAAAAGGTTTCTAATGAAAATGGTCAAGAAGGAGACACTAACGACCCTCCCGAGGTCGTGCCTTTGGAGCAAGCTCAAATTTATTCTATGAGTTTCGCTTCCACCCCGTATGGTGTTTTTCCTAGAACCCTACGCCCTAACAAGGCGCTAGCTCGTCTTCAGTTTTCCACGAAGAGCGAGAATCGCCTTGAGCTAATCAAGCAACTTATGCTAGTTCATTTCTGGCACGAGTCTGTTATGTCCAAACTTCGCGCTGAGTACCTATGTTCGGGCGGAACGAGAGTTCTGCTCAAGCATTGGGAAGCTCGGTGCCTCGCTTGCTACGGTATTGTTGTAGAATCTGCTCAGGTTGGTTCGGAGGTTATAAAAGCACAATTAGTACCACAATCCGTCAAGATGTCTACCACCGTGACTACTACCACCGCTACTCCCAAGAAGAAGGTGGTCACTACCGTCCAGCGCCGCCCCATGAAAAAGGCCGCGCCTGCCCCCAAGAAACCGCAGGCCCCCAAAAAGCCCGCGATTGCTTACCCTAACGATGCTTGGTTTAAGGCCAGCATCGACCCTGAGAACAACCCGCCTATTCGCTTGCCTGACCAATACGGCAATCCGACGGCTGTTTTCAAACAGCGCTTGCAAGTCAC